TGTTGTCATCGTCATAATACTGGTTACGTGCCATTTGTGTTTCGTATTCACGCTCACGAGAGGCTCTGTAAATTTCCTCATCAATGTTTGGCAATTCAGCTTGGTCGAGAAGTGCGTTTACAATGTTAAGGTCGTCTGCATAAGTGATACCAGCACTGTTGAGATTACGCAAGAACCCACCAAGCTGTTGTAGATCATGGGGTGCAACGTCCCCGCCTACAATCTTAGGCATCAACTTGAAGTCCAAGCCGTTGATACGCCAGAGAGGCTCAATGAGTTGTTTATTCAGAACATCAATGATTGTGTGGATGTAACTCTCAAGTGCCCTCAGGAAGATGTCACTCTTAGACTTACTCAAAGCATAAGAGCCACTAGAGCCACCACCAAGCATGATAAACTCTGCAAGGACACTACGAGCAATGTCGTGCTGGTAACGCTTAACTACAGGATCAATGTCGATATTACGGGTACCCTCAGCAGAAATTAGCTTTACAGAGACTAGCTTCTGATTGGTGGGTTCGCCATCCTTACCGGGATAAGTATCACTAGGAGTAATCAGGAAGCCTTGCTCATTGAACTTGAGGTCTCGTAGGATTTCCTTCATCTGGTTCAGGACTGCTTGTTGAGCCTCTGTAGCATCTGCTGAGAGATACTCTGCTGGAACCTCTGCATGGGGGATACCTGCAAGTTCTCGTTCGATACCGATTGCTTCGTATTGTTGGATAGCGTTAAGTCGCTCATAAGCAGCATAAGCATTACGGAGGATACTACGACCAGAAGGATCACCATTGATTGTAGTAGTGCGGTAGAGGATAGCCTTACGCATTGGGATGTAGTGAGAACCAAACCCTGAGGAGACATCCTGATAGAACCCGTAGATGTCACCAGATTGATTGTCTACCTCAAAGCGATTAACAGTCCACTGAGCACGGGGGGCAATCTTACGAATACCAATGCGGTTGTCTGTAGACTTAGACTTCTTCTTAGGGTTCCTCTCATAAGGTCCAACCCTACGCTTGTAGACCACCTCGAAAGTAGAGAACCCGAAAGTTAGGAAGGATAAGGCTTCTGAAATGTGGTCATCTAGGGTGTGGTCCATATCCTCTAGGACTGACTCTACGAACTCTGCTTCTTTTTGTGCAGCTTCAGAGTTATCAGCAGGGGTAACCTTGATAGGGACATCTCTGAGCATCTGTTCTACAGCATAGAGTGCAGCACCGATAGTAGCATCATTATCGCGCATCTGACGATAAACCCTAATGGCCCGCTTACCGCGCAACTCCGGCAGAAATTCATCCGCCTTTAGATTACCATTTCTAGTAGAAGTGCCAGCAACACCTAGTACTTTTTGACCTTCTGTAGCTGAGAGTTGCTTGGTAGACATTTTAGGATACCTGTGAGTTGTTAAACTTTAGTGCCACCGTAACAAATGAAACCGTCCCTAGCAGTGGCTACTTGGTTACGACCGTCGATGTAGAAGTACAATAAGGGGTAATTATCTTCCTTTAAGGCCACAGCTTTAATCCAAGCTATCAGAAGGAAGGAACCTACACAGGTCACAATGCACTCTCTGTAGGTATTGCAGTTATACCCATTATTGACAGAGCACTTAGTGGGAGTGGACCCCTAACAACCACAATGGTATTACCATCTAGGGTAGGTTTAACACTATCAGGGTCACTAGGGGTATACACCTCAATAAGAGACTGAGCATAAGAGGCTTGCACCAAGTCCACCACCTCCTCAGTGTCCCATTCAGGCCGCTCACAAGGTGCCATAGGGTCCGCTGCAAACTGGTGAGACATAAGGCTGGTGGTGCTGTAGAGGCTACCGTCAGGGGCTTGCCAGTTGGCCCCGCGATAGGATAGCCCATCCGCTTCACTGTAGCCCTTGCACATGCCCAAGTGGTTGGCCGCTGTCATGTGGGCTTCTGGTACTAGGATTGTGAGCATCATAGCGTTGGCCTCTTATTTAGGGATGAATTGTCGGACGGAGACGTTGTCGATGTTGAATGTTTCACCGAGGACGCCACCTACAATTCCAATCTGAAAAAGTGTACTTGTATTCGTTGCGATAAAGTCTCCAACGGCCACCCCAGAATCATTTACTGTGATCACATCAGAAGTACCAGTAACGACGCAACGAATTGGATTCGTAGGGGATAGTGCTGTTAATTCAAAAGACACTCGATATCTTTGCCCAACGATAGTCGAGAGAGTTTGGGACGCGTCCATAAAAGTAGGACCAGCGCCAGTTCCCGTGTATTTTAGTGTCCCATTATCCCAAGAAATTGTACCGTTTGCGTCTGCATCCCACCCACTCACATCAGTATCAAACGTCCCATTCGTGACCAACTCCGGCCCTGCTGGTATTAGCAACTCGGAGGCAGGTGTTTTGCTTGCCACGTAGCTTTCGACTTTGCTGATTGTGGTGTCGTCAAGGTTAGGCCCAAAGCGAACAATGCTGGTGTCTTCGTAGCCGTTGAAGAACAGGGATGTGCCAGCACGAGCGCCGAAGTAGATCGGATATGCTAAGTAGTTGCCTGAGCCTTGGTCTGCGGTATTTTGAGCGACTTGGGTGCCGTCAATACGCAAAGTTATTAGGTCTTCAGATATGCTACACAGACTGGTGAAAACAACTGTAATCGGGGCGTCAAATTCAGACCCACTGGCGTCAGCGGCGGGGGTTTTGACAGTCCCCCCTGACCTTGTGCCGAACCGAAACGAGGTGGTCGTGCCGCGTGGAGCAAATGTCTCCACGGAGCCATCTTCCGTATTATTTCCGAAGGATGCTAGGGCGGCTTGGGCCGCATCACTCAGCTTCCGCACCCCCGCAAAGACTTGCACCTTATCCGTTCCCGGCGTGATTGTAGGTGTCTGCATAAAGTGGCTTGTGCCGTTGTACCAAAGGCGACCACGGCGGGCCTTGCCTTCTTCGGATACGTCGAGGAATGAGCCTACGCGCTGGTAGTTGGTGGCGGTGGAGGATTGTTCTACTTGTGGGTGCCAAACGTAAACAGGGACGGTTCTTTCTTCAGTGGTTCCCGTGTTTTGAAATCTTATTTGTGTTATTTCGTCTGCGCCACTGTCTTTCGGAAATTCAAAGAATTGCCAGTTAGATGTTAAGTTAGCTGAGCCAAAATATGCAGTTGTGGCGACGCCGCCTACTGTAGCAGAAATATTAAGTGGTCTGGCGCTATCAGCTTTTGCAAAGAAGCCAAGTACCGTCTGTCCTGTTATTGATGTCACGGGAGGAGCAAAAATTTCATTAGCAGCCGCCCCGAACGTAACTTTTAGCGCCGTGGATGTTCCGTCGGGAGCAATGGCATCAAATTCTTCTCCGCCAACCGCGTTAGAAAGCCACTCTGAGTAGTCCTCAGTATATTCCAACAGGTTCCGAACACCCCCCACCGGGTGCAGCGCATAGAGTGGCCGCGCGGCTGTCGTGGCTTGGGTGCGGTGGTTGCCGGGGAGTTCCTTGACGGAGATGTTGTCGATGGTACTTTCTGAACCCCCACCTGCTGCAAAGGAAAGATTAGCAGTTGTTACCGCTTTAACTAATCTAGTGTACGTTCCAGAAGCCCAAATACTCCCTAAAGTAACGCCTCCAAGAGCTACTGCAAGAAAGGGGCTTGAGATAATTGTAAAACTAACTTGATAAGTCTTTCCGGCTTCAATAGCTATAGCAGGGGAAGGCTGCAAAGCTGCTTGTCCCGAATTGCCAACTGCCCGCCCGTCAATTACTGACCAACCTGCAGTCGTCCACCCCGTAAGCCCATCTGAGAAGTCACCATTCGTCACCAACTCCGGCCCCAAGGTAAGCCCCTGAGACTTATCCAACTGCAACGCAACAGCATCACCGGGAGTGGTTACTGGCGTAGTACCTGCAACATCGGTGAATAGGGTTGTCGCGTCGTTGGCTTCAAACCAAACACCCTCTTCAGAAGCACCAAAGAGGTCATTACGGATGTCATCTTCAGGGCCACCACCAAACTTGGTCAGGTAGTCAATATACCACTTGGCTTCTAAGTAGGTAACAAAACGCTTACCATTGAAGGTGACGTACTGGTAGCGGGCACTATCATAGGTAATACCATAAGGGAGGTTTGCCCTAATGAACTCGTTGTATTCCCGCTTACTGTTTGTCATCGCTTTATCGAAGTCCTTTAGAGTTACTATAGACTAGTTTGAGTTCGGGTCGTGCATACCCATTAAGTGCTAATTCAGTTATCCCCCAAACAAGGCTGTCTAGGCGGTCTGGGGAGCCAATACTACCAAGAGGTTCCCATGTACGCTGCTGAATTTCCAACTCATTAAGGTTGAAGCCATCTTCAGGGTCTCTTACGTGAAAGACCATCCCTCGTTCATACAAAGCTGAGATAGGTTCTGCGCGGGCATATTTACCACGAGAGGCGTGTACTAACTTGATAGGGACTGTTTCATCCTCTACCTCAATAGTACGCCTTACCATGTCACCACCTTGGTTCTTCTCAGCTACAATCCTGTCAGCTTGGTAGTGGTGGTAAAGTTCAATAGCCTTGTTAGCCCAACCTTGAGGAGAGTACCTGTCTGTGTAATCTCCAAGGACGTAGCACTTACCATTAACATCTATACCTGCAACAACTATACCAGTCATATCAGATTCAGCATTAGAGGTGATAGCAGGGTCCAGAGAGACCACAATACGGTTCAGGAGGGGGAGGTCTTTACGGGAGATTTGGCACTTGTCTATGGTGTCCGTAGTCCACAGAGCGCCTTCGTTCTCTTCGAGTATCTCAGCATAAAGTTCTTGTCTACCGAGTCGTGTACCTTCATATTGGTCTCTGACTGCTTGTAGGTATGTATCAGCCAAATTAGCTGAGTTATCAAAAGTACTGCCTACAGTGACATGAGTCTTGGGGTCTTTAATCAACCTACGAATAAGTGGAGTGCTTTTAGGGGTAGTAGTGGCACAAACCCTAGGGTGCTTACCTAGTCGGAGACAGAACTGGAGCATTGACCAAGTTTCTTCACCCTTGTTCCAACTTGCTACCTCATCGGTCCACGCGCACGAAAATTGCGGACCACGTAGTCGTTCGGGCTCCTCAGCACTATAAAACTCTACTTTAGCACCATTAGCCCAAGTTAGTGTCCGTTTAGTAGGGGACCACTCAGGGAAACCCATTTCCTTCCCTTTATAGGTCTTATCACCCTTCCAACAGATATTAAGGAAACCAGATTCCCCTTTGACCATCACACGCTCGATGTCACTGTTTGTCGAAGCTACAGCAGCAATACGTTTGTGGCCCTTTTTAACTTGCTCACGAACCCACTCAGCACCAGCACGAGTTTTACCGAAGCCTCTTCCTGCGTTGATCCACCATGTGTTCCAATCACCTTTAGGCTCTAGTTGTTCGGGTCGCGCCCAAAAAGACCAATCGTGCTGTAGCTCTTCTACTTGTTGTGCAGTCAAGTGGGAAAGGGCCTCCTTGACCCTCTCCGTTGGCATATCCCTTAGTTGCTGTGCTGTAATTTGCATCTACCGTTTACCAAGTTTTTTATAGTAGTGAAACTTACCAGAGCAAGAAGTCTTACAGAACCTTGCACGAGTACACGTAGATTCAAACTCTGAGCCACACTCTGCACAAAAGTGCTTCTTAGGTTTCCTCTGCTCCCACATAGCCTTTGCACCAATAGCCTTGTCAAAGTCAGGGTGAGTAGCGCCCCTAGGCTCATGTGATTTTATGTGATCGCTGGCTGTTAATGCTTCTAGGTTCTCAATACGGTTGTCAGACTTAATCTCATTCTTGTGGTGGATGTGGTAACCTTCAGGGATTTCTCCGTGAACGCTCTCATAGATTGCTCTGTGAAGTAGTTTACCAGTTCGGTCCACATAGTAGTTTTGGGTTAGATACCACCTCTTGTTGTTCCACTCTACGCAAGGGTGCTTACCAGTGGACTCAACTTCTACAGGTTCTTTATAAATCATGTCTTTCTCCTCTATCTCCCCTGTTTAGTGGGCTGACTAAGTTTCGAACCTCAGCCAGCCCTAAGAAGTACCCCGAGGAGATAGAAGGGTACCTCTAAATTACTATTATTCCTCTTCGGAGTCTTTACCTAACAACTTCATCAGTGAGTTAACAGCACTCTCAGCTTCTTCTTCCTCAGTGCCTACCTCTTGGGTTTGCTCTGTAGATTTAGGGGACCAACCACCATGACTGCGGAGGTAGAGTTCTTGAGACTTCCACGTAGCAGGATGGTCGATGTCACCCTCAATAGCTTGAGTAACTACACGATTACCAATCTTAGCTGCAATACTTGCTTTAGTGGAGTGCCAGTCCTGTCCATACTTCTTCATGAGCGTAGTCATACTTCGAGGAGCCCATGCCATGTGTTGAATCTCGGCAAAGGTATCCTTGAGAGTGACTCCAGCGGCAGCATTGCGACGAACTACTTTCGCGATCTCTGCGTTGTATTCTAGTCCGTGCTTAGGTGGCATGGCTTCCTCTTTCACTAGGTTATAGTTACCCCATAGTGTTCAGGCTACAGGGTCTGTGCTTATTCAGCTACAGAACTCTTCAGTGTGTTCTACGACTCTTAAGATTGATGCTTAAGCATGAACTACAAGTATCTACAAAATACGTACAGTAATACTTTAAGATTCGTATGTCAGGATGGCTCCCAAGAGGAGAACTACACAAATAATAAATTACAAGAAGTGATGACTCTTAAGATTCAAAACTTAAGCTACGTATCTCTATGTGTGTATATTCACTATGAGATGTAAAACTTAAGAGGGAATCTTAAGAGTCTCTACTATACTATAGCAACCTTTTTTCAGAGAATCCACATAGAATCTTAAACTTTTTTACAAGGTGTTGTATTTTAACGATTCTTTTTTCTTGACTGTAGTTACGGAATCGTAGGTCAGAATCACCTGTTT